GGAAGCGTATCTAAAGGCTGGATATAAAAATACGCTATCAACCACATCAGCATCGCAGTTACTACAAAAGCCAAGAATTAGACAGGCAATAGATGACAGGCTTGCGGAATTCAGAAAGACAATGGAAGACAAAATAATTGGCAACGCCGAAGACGCACTTGATAATGAATTGTTTTTAATGACATCCGCAGAAAGCGAAATGGTGAGGCTCCGTGCTTCGCAAGATGTTTTGGATAGGGCAGGATTTAAGGCGAAAGATAAAGTTGAGCATAGTGGTTCAGTTGACTTAACGTGGCGGGATATTATATACGGAACTGATCAGAATGACAAAGAAAGAGAAAGTAATCAGTGATTATCTTGCAAAATATCAACCACAGCCTGATAAATGGTGTGAAGATATTTTAGGCGTCAGGTTTTGGTCAATGCAGAAAACCATAATTAGATCGGTCTTTGAAAATAGAGACACAAGAGTTAGATCGTGCTACTCGATAGGCAAGACATTCGTATCGGCATGTGCAGTCTTGGCATTTGTAAATCTTATGACTCCATGCAAAATTATTACATCAGCACCTACTTGGCATCAAGTAAGTAATTTGCTATGGAGTGAAATTAATTACCTATTTAAGACAAGATTACAGCCCAAGGGATTCCCCGGGCAGATATTGCAGACAATGTTGAGAATAAGGGACGATTGGTTTGCGATAGGATTTTCGTCAAACGATCCCGTAAATTTTCAGGGGTATCATCAAAAGCATGTATTGGTCATATTAGACGAGGCGCCGGGCATAAAGTCGGAAATAGTTGACGGCACGAAAGCTTTAACATCTAGCGGGAACGCTCATACGCTTTGGATAGGAAACCCTATTGACCAGACAGATCATTTTTATAAGTCTTTTCAGGATACAAATATTCCGTCTCATTGCAAATTTAAAATATCGGCATTTGATACGCCGAACTTCACTGGAGAGCAAGTGCCAGAAGACGTGAAAGAGAAATTAATAAATAGGCAATGGGTAGAGGATCGCAAAAAAGAATGGGGTGAAATTTCTCCCTTATATCAAAGCAAGGTATTAGCGGAGTTCCCTGAAGGTGGAGAGAATCAAGTTATTACTTTGAGGGAATGTGAGGAATCAAGGAAAAGGGAAATTGAGCCTATTGGAGACAAGGAATTGGGAGTTGATGTTGCAAGGTTCGGATCGGATTTGACAGTTTACACACCGATTCAAGGGAATGTGATGTTTGAGCAGATAACGGAATCAAAAAAAGATACAATGGAAGTTGCAGGACGCATAAAGAATATGATGGATAATGAGGGTTTTTTGTGTGCAAAGATTGACGTTATCGGCATTGGTTCGGGTGTTGTGGATAGATTAAACGAGCAAGGAAAAGAGGGGATAATAGGCATCAATAGTTCAGAAAAAGCCTTTAATTCAGACAAATATTATAACCGCAGAACTGAAATGTGGTTTGACGCAAAGGAATGGCTCAAAGAAGGGAAGTTGCCAAATGATGACGAATTAATAGCAGATTTGACTGCACCATTATTTACTTATACATCCAAAGGTCAATACAAAATGGAATCCAAAGAGGAAACGAAAAAAAGACTTGGTCGGTCCCCCGATAGAGGCGATTCGGCAGTAATGGCAATACAAAATACTACAAGAATGAGTCATGCAATATTTTCAACATCATCTAGCTTGTCTTATGCTGATTTAGGAATAGAATAAAATGGCACTAATGACACAATTAAAAGACGCTATTGCGGTATTGGCTGGTAGAAAAAAGGCTGAAGATAATACTATCGGATTGCAGAGACCCGTTACTAAGGAAATGCAATCTTTTGATGATATTGCGGTCAAGAATGATAGGATAAGCAAAATCAAAGACTGCAGGGAAATGGACGAGGTTGAGCCTTTGATAGAGTTCTGTCATAGGTTGATAGCGGATGAAGCAACTGTAAATGGATTCCGTATTAATATCACATCATCATTGAATACAAGAATAAAAGATGATTCTACTCAATTTATAGCTGGCGTGCAAGCTAAATGCCAAATACAAAATAATATTTGGGGTTGGGTTTATGATATGGTCATGGATGGCGATCTGATCACCGAATTTGATATTGATGATAACGCTAAGGAAATCACTCGCATTAAAAAGCTTGAACCACTGATAACGTTTAGTAATGTTGATAACTATGGCAAAATAGATAATAGCAAGCCTGCATATAAACAAACTGATCCTTATATTTATGAAAAGATTATCGCTGAATTTTGGGATTATCAGATAGGTCATACTGGTTGGAAAAAGAGAGATGGCAGGATTTACGGGACTCCTATGTTTGCAACCGCAAGAAAAGCATGGAGACGATTGGATCAGGCTGAGATAAGCGTTGTTGGAATGAGAAGGCTTGACGCTGGCGATACTGTTCATTGGTCTGGATTTAGCACGCTAAAAGAGATTATAGATTTCAAGGAAACAAACAAAGATTCGCTTGCTAATCCCATGAAACCAGTAAATTATTATTACACAGCTGGCAATGTGCAAATGAATAAATTATCGGGGAGCAGGAATCTTGGTAATCTGACTGACTTAGAATATTTTGAGGATAAGGTAGTTATGGCTTCTGGTATTCCTATGGGATTGTTGCCGGGACACGAGAAAGATATAAACAGGGACGTATTTGAGGATCAGTTAAAGAAGTTTTATACAACTATCCAGAAAATAGACGAACATTTGGAATCTCTGTTAAGAGACGCATTTGATACTTGCTTATTACTCAAAGGCATAGTTCCTGAAAGCCTTGTCTATACTTTTAACTGGGGGGCAAAGGACAGGGACGACATAGACATCAAGATAAAGCGTGCCTTGAATCTGCAACTGCTTGGCTATCCTTTTGAGATTATTGTTATGATATGCGATTTAGATGGCGTGGAATATGAGGATGTCATTGAGAAGATCAAGACGCAGATGGCGGATGGTATCGTGCCTTATGGTTTAGGAGCAAGGATGGACCCGAACCTATTGGCTTTATTAACAGGCATGGCTGGCAAGTCGCAGAAACAGGAAAGCCTTGCAGAAGATATACGGAAATTGAGGGAATTATCAGAAATGGCTATGTTGCCTAGCGGTGATATGGCGGAGTTTAAAAAGGGATATGGACATGCAATACAGTGACGAACTTATAAAACAGGAATTAAAGAGATATGCAATAACCAATTCACCAGATATAAGCGAAGATGAAATCGCAAGATGGAAAGAGACGTTTGTTGACCTTGATAATGAGAAGATTCAATCTGCACTTGAATACATACATGGTCGGTCATGGTATTGGCGCAAATTAATGCAGTCCGCAGATATGCCAGCCAATAGCAAGGTTGACGAAGTTATGACGCAGATTGAAGCATTAAAGGTCCTTCATTCTGAATTTGAGATCGGGATACAGATTGCAATGCGACTACTTGGTAAGCCGATTGAGGGTTCAAAGATTCAAAGATTGAAAGATTCTAATATTGAATATTCAGAAAATAATGAACCGATAGAACTAAAACCTAAAAGGAAAAGTAAAAAGAAGGCATGATATATAAGATTTATTGCGTGATTCTAGGGGTAGCATTAATTGTATGTATCATGCGGAGATTAAACATGAAAGCGATATGGAAGTTTCTACAAGGCAAAAAAACGTCAATAGCGACAATCAGCGGGGCTATTTTGGTTTATCTTCTCAATAATGGGACGATAGACGGAGATACCGCACAGCTTATATCTGTCATACTTGCAGGACTTGGCTTGACTGCGAATACTGGAAGCTATGTCGCTAACAGGATGGCAGAAAAGAAAACGAAAGCACTTAACGAATGATAAGGTTTATTGGCAATCTTATAGGCAGGGGCATAGTAAAACTCATTATGCTTTTGCTATTGCCGTTTAGGCTAAAGAGATGACATCACCAGCGACATTATTAAACTTATGCGAACAACTTGTGCCGACTGAAAAGAAGGTCAAGACTTATGTTGATCCGCTTGTCAAGTATATGACAGACGAATGGAGGGTCATTAAGAATCGTCTAGCGAATTACATGGTATCTGTTGCAAGCAATGAAACTCTAACGGAAGCCAAAGACGATATATGGTTTCCACAAGGCAAGCAGAACCTTATCTATCAGCAGTATGATAACTTGATGAAGTCGTTTAAGA